CGTCACCAACGTCACCGCCCATAGCTTTAATCTTACGAACTAAGGCTATGTTCTCAGCATCTATTTCATCTAAAACAGCTTTAGCTTCAGGAGGCAACTCCTCACCACGCTCACGCATATCAAACCATTTGGCACGGTCTTCTGCTGTAACACCTTTGTTAGTGTTCTCTTTGTAGCCAACAACATGTTCAGACTTGTCTTTAGACTCAAAAGTGTTTACTTTGTGTAAAGCATCGTCTAACTCTTTAGAAGTATCAGGAACAGGGATAGATCGTTCGTTAAGGTTCTTTTGATAATCTTCAAAAAACTTAACAGCTTCTTCTTCACCAAAGCGTTCGTGTATGTCTGTAGCATGTTTGATCATCTCTTCTTCATTAGGAACAGAACGAGGATCAACTTTTTCAAATGCTTTAGCTACAGCAGGAGATGTTTTAGCGGCAAGCTCATCTAATGAGCTAGTAGTTTTAGAAGGTAGTAAACCAGTATCACCTTCACGTTTAAAGCCTTTAGATTTTTCAATAAGCTTTGATCCTAAATCTATAGTGTCATCAAACGCTGTACGTTCTCCTTCAGGGATATTTAAGCCTTCACGGACAGTGTCTTTAAACTCTTGCCACATGTTACTAAGAACACCCTTTTTAGGCACTAAAGGATTGATAGGAACAGAAGCTAACAATCTTTGAAAGTTTTTGTCAGTAAAAGCTTCAGCAACAAACTCGTGTACGTTAGTAAGTCCGTAAGCTTTACGATTTTCTTTTTCAAACTGTTTAAGTTCCCCTATAGTAGCGGCAATGTTGTCACGTTGAAATTCATCTAATGCTTCTTGGTATTTACGGTTGTGTTCTGCTACAAACTTTTCATGAAGGTTTTTAAGTCTTTTAGCAGCAGGAGAGTTTCCACTTTCAAGAAGACGTTGAGTACCAGCGTGCATAGCTTCATGAGCTAACACTCTGATGTCTCCATCTTTTGCTAACTGTACATAGTGTTGTTCTCCACCTGTGTACATACCAGCAGCATCTTTTTTTGTTTTGCCGTTTGCATCAACGTACTCAAGATAATCTTTGTTAAACAAAAGACTGGCATCACGAATAAACCCAGACTTGTTAAGCACAGCAAGCAAAGCACGTTGCCCTTTAGTACCCAAATTATCTGTGCTAAGAATTCTATCAAAAGCTTCGCCAACAGAACTTGCACCATCTAAGTGGTCATGCAACTCTTCCCATGTTGGCATTTCTTTGTTTTTAAATTCAACACCAGGCATAGACTTACGCAAGTCTTCTATTTGTTTTTCAATCTTAGCTTGTTCAGCTTCAATCTCTGCAACGCCTTTAGTATCACCCGTGTTAAGGTGATATTGTCTTTCTAATTCAAGATCCATATAAGCTTGTTCTTCAAGTTTATTGATGGCATCTTTATGTTCCTGTCTAGTAACAACAGGCAATTTACTTTCTAAATCATTTATTTTGGTTTGAAGATCGTTTAAATATTTTCGAAGGTTTTCTATTTGTATGGGTTCTGCGTCATGACTTCTAAGCTCTGACAAATCCCATTCAACTTTATTTTTTTCACCAGTAAGGTATCTAATTTGTTTAGCAATATCTTCTGGTGGATCTTCAATAATTTTAAAACGTTCGTCACCAACCTTACGAAGGTCACCACTGTGCAATCCATCTTCAGGGATTTCTAATACATGGTCTTCAGGTAATTGACCAGCACGTTTAGCTTGGTCTACAGCATCTTGACGCTCATGGAAGTTACCACGCTCATCTACAAAACCTTGATCATGGGTATCAACAGTCTCAGCTTTACGAGCTTCGTTATGCTTGGGACCCATGCGTTCAATCTCACCAGTTTTTTTGTTCCTAATAGCAGCTTCAACCAAGGGAGCTTTAGCATCACGCTTAGCTTTTTCTTCTTTGACCTTAGCTTTAAAAGCATCCACTTCTTCAGGTGTAGCACCAGAAGGAGGTGGTGGTGGAATATCTTTACCTGGGGCTTTAGGTTTTGCAGGAGCTGGTGTGTGGCCTAATATTTTTTCACCCCATTTAGTAGGCTTAGTAAATGCACCAGTAGCTGCATCAATAACCATAGACTTGGGGTCTAAAACAGGTTGGCCTTCAACAGCACGTTGTCCCATGCCAATACCAGTCATAACACCAGAACCTACAGCAGCTTCTTTAAGAGTCTGGGGTAATCCTGGACGCATAAGAGGGCTGAGAGAACCACCAGTAACAGAACCAGCTAAAGAATAACCTGGGTATTGTTGACGCTGTTGTTCTCGTGTACCAACAATATCTGTACCAAACACTTTGTCAAACACACCTTCAAGACTAGTAATGCCTTCATGAGCAAGGTAGCCTCCAATAACACCACCCACAATACCAGTGACAGGCTTAGCCCAAGCAGGTTGAGGAATAGCCATACCAGCTCTAGCGCCAGCTAAAGCACCTGGTGTAGCACCAACAGACTCTAAATAAGAAGAAGTAAAAGCACCAGCAGCACTAACGTTTTGTTCTTGTTTTTTAGTGTAGTCCCCCATAGACTTTTCTAAGATTCCACCAGTAGGTTCTTTGTCACCAAACCCACGCACCTCAACTTTAGGAACAGCATCTTCAAAAGAAATTCCTTTAGAAGGTGCATCTTTAGAAGGTTTAGTAGGAGCAACAGCATCTTCAAAAGAGATTCCAGCCATACTATTCTCCTGCTAGTTGTTTTAATTTAGCTATTCTTTTTTCTGCTTCTTTTAAGTCTTTTTCTTTTTTATCATTTGCCTTTTTAAGTGCATCACTTTTTTGTTTCATGTCAGCTAATTCACGCAATGTTTCTGCTGTAGATTTTTCTTTTTTACCACTATACATCTTGTCTTGTTCTTCATGAAGCTTTTTAGCATAAGCATTAGCAGCTTTAACAGAACTAAACATACCAAGATGTTCACCAGTCTTGTGGTAGTGGTCTATAGCAGCTTTGTCGCTAACAACTTTATCACCAACTACAGTTGGAATAAGTATTTGCATACCATCCTCTTCAAAAGACATAGAACGAACGGTGCTTATAGAACCATCTTTGTTTGTAACAACAGGACGTTTTGTAAGATCAATGTTGCCTTTTTCTATAAGATCAGCAGACTTGGCCCCTTTAAAATCTTTACTGGTATCTTTAGCAGCAGGTGTAGTAGTGGGTTTAGATTTTTTATACTCAGCTTCTGGTAAAAAACTATCTGAAGCTTTGTCCCAAACAAGAACACCTTTGTCACCCAAGTCGTAGCGTTGACCATCAACAGCTAGGTCTTTAGATTTGGGAGGAGGTAATGCAGCAGTTTTACTGTCAGTTCCTTTGTTACTAGGAACAGCAGCACCTGGAACAGCAGCAGGTGAAGAATCACTTTTAGGAGCTGCTTTTTCAGGAGGTCCATAAGAAGTTGTGTCAATACTCTCTTTATAGTCCATAAGAGATTTGTACAGACGATCTTTTTCTTTTCCTTCATGCATACCTTCTAAAGCATTTAATTTTTTATCAACAACTTCTAATTTAAGTTCTTGTAATTCACGCCAAGCTTTAGTCGATGGAAGCTCTGCTAGTTTTTTAGTGTCACCTTTTGCAGCAGCAGCTTTAGCTTGATCTATTGCTGGTGTACCACCACCAAAACCAGCAAATATTCCTACTTTCTTTTCATCTTCTTTTACTGCTTTTTTCCAAGCAGCGTCAGCTTCTTGAAGAGGTTTTTTATAGTCAATGTCAATGCCTCTTGAGGCCCTGTTAAATTGAGCATACTCACGTAATTCTACTTTAGATTCAACATCACTACCAGAACCTTTAGCCTGTTTGTTTTTATAAACTTGTTCTGCAATCTCTAAAGATTTTTGTGCTTTTTCTATTTGCAGATCTAAAACTTTAAGACGCTGCTCATTAGCAGCCATATTGTTTTTACCTTCACCGTTGTTCATCAACGCTTCAAGTTGTGCTCTTTGTAACTTAGGATCTCTTTCTTCAAAGAACCCAGGAATGTGCATTTTGATAGCCTTCTTCATATCTTCAGGCATCTTTTCAATCAACCCTTGAAACTGCTCATCTGTAGCACCACGAACAGTAGCTAAGCCATCAGCAATATTTAGCCTATTAGTTTCGTGTTCTTTTAATTTATTTATATAGCTTTTAGCTTGTTCAGAATCAGCAATCTTAATAAGTCTTTCACCGTCAGCAGTGTCTATGCCCATAACAGCACCAGCTAGTTTGCGGCTCTGGTCTTCTGGAGACAGCTTTGCATACTCTGGATCTGCTGTAAGTTTAGTAATAGCTGCTTTCTTTTCAACAGTCATATCAATCTTAGCTTGACCAACAAGGTTAGCTAATTTTGTTTGTTGTAATGTTTGTTCCTCCTGAGCTATTTTCATAGCAGCTTCTTGAGGAGCATACTGAGCAGCAAGACGGTCTTCTTGAATCTTACGTTCAGACGCAGCTTTAGTTAAGTCTCCTACATACGGAGCAGCAGCTATGTTTTGTTGTAACTGATTAACAGCTTTGCTGCCTTCAGCTAGGTCGGACATCATGTATGGCATAGCACGTTCCTTTTAAAATAAAGTAACTTGTGAGCCATCAAAATAGCCAGACGTTTGTCCATATGCCATAGCAGTTTCATTAGGGGCATAAGAATTACCTTGCAACTGTTTAGCACCAGTAAGAATACCGCCAATGCCTTGCATCTGAGCTTGTTGGTTTAAGTTACCTTGAGCTATACCAGACATACCACCTTGAGCAGGAGCATATCCAGCACCAGAACCAGTAGCAAGACGATTCATATAGTCAGTCATAAAGCCGTAGTAGCCTCGTTGAGCTGTGTCTTGGAGAGCTATTTGTTCGTTACCAGACCTTAGCATTCCAGATGCAGCAGAGCTTCGTTTAGAGGCTTCTAGAGCAGGGTCCATTACACCAGTTTGAAATTGATCATAACCAGGCATTTTGGTAATGTCTGTCTTAGCACCAGGCTGCAACATACCAGAATACATACTTGCTAAATTACCACGATAAGAAGCAAAAGGATCAACGGCTTGTTGAGCTTGAGAACCAGAACCGCCTCCACCTCCTCCAAATATAGAGTTAATACCAGAAGCTATTCCTACAACTGAACCAATTGTTTCAAGTCCCATTTGTCAATCTCCAATACTGCACGTTATTAATAACATTGGTTCTTTTAAAGCCTAATTTAGACACAAAAGATTCCCCAATTGAGTTGCCTACAAAAGTAGATGTCACTACTTCACCATGTTCTTTTAGAGTTTTATCTAGTATCTTTAACGCTTTTCTAGACATAGAATTAGGAAAGACACAAGCATGTAACTCTGACTCTCTAGCTAGTACTGCACCACCTCTAACAGGGTGGACTACCCAATCTTGAGTAGCTTTACAAAACTCTTCATATGTCCAAGAAGCCCTGTCCCTAGTGCTTTCCCAAGCAGTATAACGAGCAGCCTCTACAGTGTCCATATTATTTTCTGTATCTACCACCACCAACAGCTTGTTCTTGGTCCATCTCACCAATCCTAAAATCAATCTCAGCTCCGTCAATACGAAGTGGAACATTACTGGTACACAAGAACTCCCAAGCTCTACGTCTGTCAGCACCACTAAGATAAATTTCTGATCTAGAAGCATTGAGGTTTACAGACCTGTAACTAGACCAAGTGTTGTAGTCATCTCCGGTATGGCGTATCTGCATAGTACCAGCTACTTTATCTCCAATGATCTCTAACCTACCGTAGAACTTACGCTTGGTAGTTCCATTGTCCATAATGTCTGTAACAGTACGGCAGTAGATAGACTGACTGTTATCTTGATAAATGTTAGAGCTAAAGTAATATAAGGTAGCCGTATCATCATCTATGACATAAGCAACGTTGTTAAGAGTTGCAAAGAATGCAGGACGGAAATAAGACTCTTGGTAAGTACCTGGGTTAGGTTGGTCACTAGACTGAATAGAGTATTGAGTCCATGTGTACCACATCTTTTCATTCATATCAAAGACCAAAGTCTTTTGAGTATCGTGAAGAGTCAAGATGTACAGGGTATGCCCGTCAATGGTGTAGCAGTAGGCAGTCACTTGAGCCAAACTATCAGCTTCTAAGTGCTTGTCAACTTGGGGTGTAGACACCTTGATAGGGGATACACCATCCATAATGTACACAGAACGACTGTTAGTCTTGGTAGAACCTATCCAGAGTACCGTGTTACTAGTAGCAACAATACTATCCCCAGTAGCACAACCAACTTCAAAGGTATAACTACTAGCTACAGCTAAGGGAGAACCCGTAGCATTAGCAGCATCATAATAAAATTGAGTACTAACAGAACCAAAGGCTACAAGGTAGTTTAAGTGTTTGGCTATGCCAACCAAAGTGTCTGTAGTCTGTTCAAAGGTTATGTAGTCTAATGCTCCCCAAGTAGTTGGGTCACCAACTGCTGAGTTGTAAATACGGTTAGTAGTGGTAGCCAAGAATATGTAGTTGTCTAAGTACACAACCCCAGACACGTATGGTGCTGTAGGAAGAGTAGTTGTAGCCACAAAAGTACCAGATTGATTCAACAGATACCCAGTTACTTTGTTGTGAAAGAACAGGTATGTATCTAAGAATGTTTTAACAAAATAGCTTTGGCTAGTTGAGCTAGACGTAGTTCCTAAAGTTGAAACAGCATAGGAAGAACTGGGGTCAACCTGGTACACCGTGTTATTAATAACAGCAACAAGCTTGTTGTTAAACGATACAAGACCTTGACTAGGTGTGTATGCAGGAGGTGTAACAGCTACGATCTGTTTAGCAGATACAAGACCAGGACGTTTAATAAACTCTCGCTTCTGATCTCTTGTCTCAAAAAAACAATTAGAAGAGTACGAGTCTTTAGTAAAATCACCAACCCTGCTTTCAATAGGTTGGGTAAGTGGTATACGTTCTGTAGCCATGCTTACCGCCCATAGGTGTTGTTACTAGTAGAACGGAAATCAGGTTGAAAGAATGTACTGGAAGCCTCAACATCCCAATCAACAAGCAAAGCTTTGTATGTCATAGCTCGTTGGGTAATCTCTTGTCTAGTGTTCATAGGGACACCGTACTCAAGAGACAACTGGTCTGCAAGATTCCATACTAAACAATTCATCCACTCATTAGGGAAGTCTGGGATGTCTAGAGCACTGCTTAGATCATCCAAAGGCATCTGAGCAACGATGTGCAACTCAATGTTAGTTTGAGCATTGATGTCAGGAGTTAGGTACACATACAGAACACCATTAAGCTTCCTAGGATCATAGAAGATTGTGTTAGCTGTACCTGTAGAAAACTTAGAACCCAAGACGTTGTACTCTTGCTTAGACACAAGCATTACAGGAGTATCAATGTAAGGAGTAGTCTGTATGTTTCTATAGAACCCCTGGATAACCTTTAAGGGTTTATTCGTAATGGCTACCGTAGGGTTAAGAGTGTCATACATCAAAGCAGAGCTAGACCCACCTAAGGTATAGCTAGTTAGACCACTAGTAAGGGGTATAACAAGTTCAGAAATCTTCCACAGCTTAAGACCATCAGTACTTAACTGTTTGATAAGCAGATTGAAAGACATAGAAGCGTTACTGATGGTGTCAGCATCAGGTGTAGAACCAATCTCAAGAACACCTAGCTTACGAAGAGCTAAGGTAATTATTTGGTCACGGGTAACTGTGTAAGTAGAACTCATTGTTTTATCCAATTAAAAATTCGTTTAAACCCGGAGCTAACTTACCTGCTACAGCACATCCTGCAATAGCTTGTGGGGGTACTGCTTCAGACCCTTCTAGAGTACACACAGGACGATAGCCGTTATCTATACCTGCCAAAGCACAGTCTGCTTGTCCGTAGTCTGCAATACCTTGGCTAGTAATTGGAGTACAAACAAAAACAAATGTATCTTGTTGTTCTGCTCTAGTAAAGGGGGGAGCTTGTTTGTCAGCTACACCATGTACAAAGTCTTGTGGTTGTCTAGGTTCCCAGTCCCCACTACAGACCATTAGACCATCCCAACGCAGTTGTAGTTCACTATCTTTAAACTGACGACCACAAGCGTCACAGATGACGTTCCAACCTCCGTTGTCCCATCTAGGCTTGTACGACATGATTAGCCTACAAACTCTACAACAGCATTAACAGGAACTGCTTCACTAAATGTAACAGACGTTGTGCTTGTTTCTGTATAGCTAGAGCTTAGGATTTGCCTTACACCATTGATATACACATCAAGAGTTTTAGCACCTACGCTATAGGTAAAAGGAACAGTAAACACAGTCTGACCTGACGTAGCCGTAACAGTGCCACGTTGTTTACCTTGATACACATAGTTGTTGACATCGTTAAGCCAAGCAGAGACTATGGGAGTAGAGTTATCAATGAAGTATGTAGTTGCCATGTTGTGTTCCTAGTAACATTAGGTTGGTTGTGATGTTTCTTGGATTGCTTTGTATGCCGCTACAACTTCAGCCGTATGCACTGTAGCGCAAATAGCCTGAACTTTGGCATCTTCGGCACTGTAGTCATCGCCGGGTCGGATATAGTTGCCTTTGACTTCTTCTGCTAAAGGAATGCCGTCCTCAGTGATAGTGACTACATACCAAACTGCTACGGTTTGGTCGTTTGATATTTCAATGCGGCTGATGGTTGTTTGTTTTTCAAGCATGATTTGCCTTTTAGTAAATAAAATTTATGTTTAATCTACAAACTGGATACTAAACCCAAGCAAAGCCATATCTGTTGTAGCTCCAGCTGCGGTAGTCTTCCCCTGTACAGCAACCACCTGATCAGTTGTTTGGAAATTTAACGCTGAGTTAATATTTCCGCTGCTTACATCTACAGCATTCCAATTGCCCACTACAGTAGATTTTTGCGCCCATACGCCAGCAAGTACATTTCTGCAATCCATTGTGATCCTGAATTGGAATCCACCTGTAGCACTCCACGTTGTGTCGCCTGTTGTATAGATCGTAGTGCCGCCAACAGACAGCAAAAAGTTAACGGCCCGTGCAGCAGTGGTAACAGTTCCAACAACAGTAATTATTATTTGCCTATGCTGTGCAACTGTACCTGCAAGAATAGTTGCGGTTGTAAAGTTGCCCAAACTACCACTAGCGGCAGGTAAATTGTAGTTGGCAGGATTTTGATACACATGACCAAAAAACGGGTACTCTACGGTATAAATTAACGGGTTTGCTGCGCCTACAACATTATTTCCTATGGCGCTTTGGACTCCTTTGCCATTTGGAGTTATCAATATTCCATCTGTAAAAGTTCCATAAAGTGTATTTTGATCGCACCTTGCCATGCCATACCCACTTGAGGCATTGGTTATGTAGATGCCTTGCGTATGGTATCCAAGTATGGTGTTTCTACTTACATCGCATTGTTGCGTAAAAATTCCAAGTATTCCATTTGCAGTTGTATTTGCACCTGCACGATTTGTAATTTTGTTGTTATTGCACGTTGATGCGTCTTTGTATAACGCCGCGCTTGCGCCAGACATAGCAATGCCAATTTGAGTTCCGTCTGGAACTACGTTTTCCCACATCACATCGTTTTCAGATATGTCCACTTCGTACATTGATGGCGACCCCGCAACCACTACGGATGTGATGCCAAATTTATAAGGGTCATAAACTTTGTTTGACCGAATGGCTATGTTTGAACTTCCATACTCAACGTGGATGCCTTCACGAACAAGGGTGCAATAGTTTCCAATTATTTGGCTGTTTGATATATTGGCAAAAGCAATGCCCATCGAAGCATTTACAAGATTGCCGTAAGTATGGATATTATTTCCAATTACTTGAATACCAGACAATGCAGAGTTAGGCGAGTCAAAAGAAATACCTATACCGCCATCAGTTCCAATTCCTTGGCCTACACATTCATTTCCTGAAACTAAACCATCTTTGATGTTGTTCCATGTATCTGCAACACTGCCACCAGCAAAAACGCCGTACCATGCTTTTAAATAGTTGTTTACAATTTTGAAACTTGAGCAGTCTGCGCCTATCCGAATAGCGCCTTTGCCTCCGATAACTGTTACATCACAAGCAACATTGATGTTGCCATCACGAATAGTCCATCTTTGGCAATTGGTCAAATAGATTACGTTGCCATTTCCAAACGATGCAACTGATGATTGTGCTATGCGTGGAATAACTGTGAAGTCTGTGCATCCACTTATGTTTATAACGCCAGTTGGACTAGAAACTTCCCACACGCCAGGTGAAGTAGTGGTGACAGGAACAATTGTTCCATACATGGTAAGTGTCCAATTACTTGCGTTAGATATTGTTAACGCAGATTTAATATTAAATGATCCAGCAGGAACAACATAGTTTCCACCTGCTACAAAAGACGCAAAAAACAAATTAAATGCTGCGGCGTTATCTACAGCAGTGGGATCAGCACCAAAGTCTAATACATTAACTGGTGCGCCAGTAATCATTGAATAAGATACTTTTGTAAGTGACATTATTTTTCCTTTACCAAGGTAAGCCAGTTGCACTGACAGGATTTTTTTGCAATTCAAAGTAGGTAGCTAAATCTGCTTCTACTGCATTTTTGTCTACTCCATTTGCCCAAATCCAATCTAACACTATGTCTTGTGTAAGCTCATCGTATGGAATTGTAGGCTCGCCTTCAGGCCAACCACAAACATTAGAGATAGACAATGAATTATTTTCATCTGTTGCCGTTGCAGTCCAATGAGCAACAGTCACAAATTTATTCGCTATTTTGTGTTCAAGTTGTGTGATTGTCCAAGTTGTTTCCATGATTAACCTTTTAATATGCTTCAAAAATAATAACGCCGCTTGTGCCTGTACCAACACTGGTATTACCTATACTGCCCGAACCACCAGCACCATAGCCTATACCGTTGTTCCCGTTTGAAATTGCTGCGGCAGTGTTAGTACCTCCACTACCAAAGCCAGGACAATTACCGCCAACCCCTGAAACTTGGGTTGCTACTGCCGTAGAAGAACCATAAGAAGTGCCACCTGTACCGCCGTTAATATTTATATCTCCACCAGAGGCAGCACCACCAGCACCACCGCCTTGTGCATTTGCTGCATAAGTTGTAGAAGAACCAGCATTACCACCTCCAGCAGAAATAGTGGTTATTGTTAAAGTTCCAGATATAACAGTTGAAGTAACTGCTGT